TCCTCGGCGAGCTGACCCTGGCGGACGGTAACGCCCTGGAGAACATGGCCAACGAGTACAAGCCGATCCTGTTCCCTGAGCTGCCGAGCATCGACCAGGCCGGGATCCCCGGATCCCCTACTCTGCCCGCCAGCGCATAAAGGCGCTGCTGGCGGGAGACCTCGGCGTCCGGGCCACGATCTCCGAGGAAGACCGGCTGTTGGAGAAGGCAGCGGCCTACGTCGCCTTCGCCAATCGGTGGAACTGGGATCCCGAGCGGGTCGACAGCCTGCCCCTGTGGCTGTACGACCGGATGCTCGTCGTCGCAACCCTCGTCGACGAGGTGACCGCGGACAAGCAGAAGGCTGACGCGCCGGGGTAGGTGACCATGGCACACGTCATCGTGTCCGGTGTACGTGAGTTCAACGGGGCGCTGAACGGCATCGTGGCCAAGCAACGGGCCGCGACCCGGCAGGCCACCGCGAAGCTCCTGCACATGATCGAGAAAGAGGCCAAGGCCAACCTTTCCAAGACCAGCGCGACTGGTGACCAGGGCCGCAACAAGAAAGGCCAGTTCACCAAGCGGGGCACCACATCCTCCCCGCCAGGTGAACCGCCGTACCTGATTACTGGCAACCTGCGCCGGTCGGTGAACGTCGAAGGTCCTGAACCGGAAGGCATCACCGGCTGGAAGGGCCAGGTCGGCCCCACCGCCGTCTACGGGCGCATCCAGGAGCTGGGCGGCATCACCGGTGCGCACAACAGTCAACTGCCCGCTAGGCCGTACATGCAGCCCGCCTGGGAGACCGTCCGACCGCTCATGCAGGTCGAGTTCCGGGCCGCCTGGCTTTCCGCGCTGACCTGACCGCACCACCCGCAGGGGGTTTCCGTGGACTTCCTGCCCCCCGTCGTCGCCACCCTGCTGGCCGATATCGGTGAGTTCACCGCGAAGTTCGGCGAGGCCGAGGCCAAACTGACCGGCTTCGAGGCTGCGCAGAACCGGATGGCCGCCGCCGGCAAGGTAGCCATGGCCGGGCTGGCGCTCGGGGTCGCCGCGGTCGGCTACGAGTCGGTCAAGATGGCCTCCAACTTCGACCAGGCCATGGAGCTGATCCACACCCAGGCCGGCGCCAGCCAGGCCGAGGTCGAGGTGCTTAAGCAGAAGGTGCTCGACCTCGCGCCCACGGTCGGTATGGGGCCTGAGGCGTTGGCGACGGGGCTGTACCACGTCGAGTCCGCGGGCTTCCGTGGTCAGGTCGCGATGGACATCCTGGCCGCCGCGGCCAAGGACGCCGCGATCGGCATGGGCGACATGGAGGCGGTCACCCAGGCGCTGATCGGCACGATGGCCTCCGGCATCGGTGGGATCAAGGACGCCGCCGACGCCGCCGCCTACCTGAACCAGATCGTCGGCATCGGCGACATGCGGATGGACAAGCTGGCCGCCGCGATCTCCACCGGCATCCTGCCCAGCTTCCGGTCCGCCGGCCTGCAGATGAACGACTTCGGCGCCGCGCTGGCCACGATCACCGACAACGCGACGCCGGCCGACGAGGCCGCCACCCGGCTGCGGATGACCGTCTCGTTGATGTCCGCGCCGTCGCACGCCGCCACCGTGGCGCTGCAGTCCATCGGAATCGGCTCGACGCAGCTGGCCGACGACCTGCGTAAGCCGGATGGCCTGCTGGTCGCGGTCATGGACCTCAAAAACCATCTGGAGGAGTCGGGCAAGACGGCCTCCGAGCAGAACCAGGTGATCCAGAAGGCGTTCGGCGGCGGCAAGACCAGTGGCGCCATCCTCACCCTGCTGGAGGAGTCCGACCGGCTCAAGGACAAGTACGCCGAGCTGGGTACGACCGCCTCGCGCACCGCCACGTTCCAGGACGCCTGGGCCGCCCAACAGCAGCAGTTCAGCCAGCAGGTGCACCAGCTCACCGCCGAGGCGCAGAAACTGGGTATCGAGCTGGGCAACTTCCTGATCCCGAAGATCCAGGAGCTTGCCGGGTGGCTGACCAGGCACACTGAGGTTGTCAAGATCGCTGCGCTGGTTATCGGTGGCATCCTGGTCGCCGCCATGGTGGCCTTCACCGCCTCGGTGGTCGCCAGCACGGTGGCCTTGCTCGCCAACCCGGTCACCTGGATCATCCTCGCGATCGTCGCCGCGGTCGCGCTGCTGTCGGTCGGCATCTACGAGTTGGTCAAGCACTGGTCGACGGTCTGGGGGTTCATCAAGCGGATCGCCGAGGACGTCTGGCACTGGCTGGTCGACGCCTGGAACGTCACGATCCACGGTCTTTCGACGGCGGTCGAGGCGGTGTACCGCGACGTGATCCGGCCGATCGTGCGCTTCTTCGCCAACGACCTGCTGCACCCGGTGCTCGTGGTCCTGCGTGTGCTGGAGACGGCCTGGAATGTGACCTGGCACGTGCTGTCGACCGTGGCCGGCTTCTTCTACGGCTTCTTCTCCGTGATCGTCGGCGACATCGTCAAGGTGGTCACGGCGGTCCTAATGCCCGTGGTCCACTACCTGGAAGACCAGTGGAACATGGTCTGGCACGGGCTGACCGCGATTGCCCAGTGGGCCTGGGACAACGTGATCAAACCCGTGTTCGGCTTCATCTACACGGTCGGGATCAAGCCCCTCGTTGTGGCAGCCACCTGGCTGGCCAGCCAGTGGGACACCATCTGGGGCTTCATCAGGGCCGTGTTCGAGGCCTGGTGGCTGGTGGTCAAGGTGGTCTTCAAGGCCGTCTACGACTACGGGATCAAGCCGCTCTGGGACGCGATGCAGGCATTTACCAACTTCTGGGTCGGCGTCTGGAAGACCATCGGCGACGCACTTCAGTGGGTGTACGACCACACCCTTAAGCCGATCTTCGACGTGGTCAAAACGGGGCTGGGCGACATCAGCAAGTTGATCAGCGCCGGTAGCCAGGGCGGCGGAGCCTTGGCGCATTTCCTCGGATTCGCCGAGGGTGGCCCGGTACCGGGGCCGGCCGGCGCTCCGCAGCTGGCCGTTGTGCACGGCGGGGAGTTCGTGCTGAGTCGCGACATGCTGACCGCCCTGCGTTCGAGCGGCGGCCGTAGCCCGATCCCGTCGGTGACGGCGGTCGGCCAGGGCACGCCCAGCGGCGCCGTCGTGGTCCAGGCCAACCTGTACCTCGACGGGAAGCAGATCTACCGTGCGGTGATACCCGTGGCTCAGCAGGCCAAGCGGCGCACCGGATCGACCGGGCTGAGCTGAGGGGGTCGTCGTGGTCAACGCCTCCCGCCCCGACATGAGCCTGCAGGTCGCGTTCAACGTCGACCCCAACGACCCGGCCGCGCCGGCTGCGGTCTGGTCGGATCTCACCTCGCTGTTCCTGGGCGCCGACGCGGTTGACCGCGGCCGGCAGTACGAGCTGGACCAGACCCGGGCGGCGCAGCCGTCGCTGTCGTTCATGGATCCGAACGAGAACCTCAACCCGGACAACCCGTCATCGCCCTTCGCGCCGAACGTGGTGCCGTACCGCAAGGTGAATTGGCAGGCGCTGTGGCCCAACACCACCAGCGGAAACCTGCTCAATCTGGGCACGCAGATCCCCGGCCCGATCGACCCCTCGTTCGAGTCGTACACGGTCGGCGTCACACCGACCTGGTTCACCCAGTTCGGTATTTCCGGCGCCAGCGTCCAGGCAGCCAACCCACACGGCGGAACCAAGAGCCTCCAGTACACGATCGCCTCCGGCGCCACGCAAAGAGGCATCTTTGTGACGGTGTTCTGCATGCCGGGCCGGCAGTACACGGCGTCATGCTGGGTGCGGCAGACCACCGCGTCCACGCAGGTGATCACCATCACCGGCGTGGCCACGGGTACCAGTACCACCACCACCGGTGCCTACGTGCGGCTCAGCGTCACGTTCACCGCTACCCAGCCGCAGCACACCCTCTACATCGGCACCACCGGCACCGCTATCGCCGGCACCGTCAACCTCGACGACGTGCAGCTGGAGCAGGGTGCGGCGGCGACCGCCAACATCACCACCGGCCCGGTCATCTACAACGTGTTGAGCGACCTGGTCGAGCGGTGGCCGTCTCGGTGGGATCCCGACGCTCAGGGTTTCCTCGGCCTATGCGATGCCACGTGCGTAGATGCGTTCGCCGCACTCCAGGCGAACGACCTGCACACCGAGTACGACAGCGCCGTCTACGCCAAGGCGCCGGACTACTACTGGAAGCTGTCCGAGGCCCAAGGCGCGGCCATCTTCCTGGACAGCTCAGGCAACAACCGCACCCCGCTGACCAGGACCGACGGCACGTTCGGGGCTGGACCCACCTTTGCGCCCGGCACCCAGATGAATATTCCGGGCGATCCGAGCGGCACCGGTCTGGCCACTGACCAGCCCGCCACCGGATTCCTGAACCTGCCCGTTACTGTGGCCACCTCTGACCTGTTCGCGATCAAGAACCCGGTCAGCATCGGGTCCACGGGCAACACCTACGGCATCACCGTTTCGGCCTGGATCATCCACACCCCGATCCCCGCCACCTCGGACCAGCGCATCTTCCTGCTGATCTCCAGCCCGTTGTCGTCCACGCTCTTTCAGGTGGTGTGGGAGGTCAGCTACCCAAACCTCCTGTTCGGCGCCAACTTCGGTGCGGTCACGTTCGCCGACAACTACGCCGACGGTAAGCCGCACCTGTTCACCCACACCATTTTCGCAGCCGGCGGGAACGTGACCAACACGGTGTGGGTTGACGGGGTACAGGTGGGCACCAACACCGTCGCTTGGTCAGCTATCCCGCTCGGTACAGTCGCCCAGATCGGTGGGGCCGTCAACCCGAGCGTGGGTGGTGGCAATTACCATCCCACCGCGGCCGGATTGAATGGTGGCGTCTACGGCCGATACGCGGTGTGGAACCGGGTGTTGTCCAATGGCGAGATTGCTGATCTGTGGGCTGCCGGCAGGGGGTATCCGGGGGAGACCTCAGGCCAACGGATCGCCCGGTACCTGACCGCCAGCTACATCGGCCCGACCATCGTCGATACCGGCTCCTCCGTCATGGGTGCCAGCGTGCTGGCAGACGGCACATCGGCCCTGGACGCCTGCCAGGCGGTCACCACGACCGAGAACGGCAACTTCTGGGTGGACGGGGACGGCAACCTCACCTTCGCCGGTCGCGCCCGCCGGTACCTGGCCACTACCCCGGTCTATGTCTTTGGAGAAAACGCCGCGGGCGGTGAGTTGCCGTACGAGGGCGACGTGGAGTTCGGGCTGGACCCGACCCTGGTCTACAACGACGTCGCCGTGACCAACGCGGGCGGCGTTGTTGCCCACGCAGCCGACAGCGCCAGCCAGAAGCGGTACTTCAAACAGTCGTACCCCCGCGACGTCAATGTGCTGTCCGACCTGGAAGCCGTCGACGCCGCTAATTACCTGCTCAACCAGCACAAGGTCCCAAGGGTGCGGGTGCAGACCATCACCCTCGACCCCGGTTCCGTGCCGGCGCTGTGGCCGGTCGTGCTGGGCATTGAGGTCGGTACGCGGGTCACCGTCAAGCGCCGCTCCAAGGCGGCCAACGGCGGCGCCGGACTCACCCAGTCCCGTGACTTCTTCGTCGAGCAGATCAGCCACGGCGGCATCAACTTCGAAGCGGGCACCTGGACCACCACCCTGCAACTGTCCCCAGTGGACTTCTCACAGGTCTGGATCCTCGGCGACGCCACGTACAGCGTGCTGGGTACCACGACTGTGCTCGGGTACTAGGCGGCGGGTGAGACGGCTCCCGGGGTGACCGCGACCGACCACACGGACCAGCCGGCGGAGCGCAGTTCGACGTCGCAGGTCCAGCGGAACCGGGCCGAGCGGACGTCCACGGTGCCGGTGAATTCGTAGCCGCCGCCGGCCGCGCCGGTGCTGGCCACAGCGGTGAAAGTCATGTCGGCCGGGGGCGGTACAGGCACGTTGCGGATGACCGCCAGCTCGCACGAGGTCAACGGCGTCACAGCCGGAGTCGAACTGGGAGCCGGCGCCGGGCGTCGGGTTGCCTGGATCCCCGTACTCAGCATGAAAGCCCCGGCGCCGGCCACGGCGAGCGCGACGACGAAAGCGGCTTTGAGCCCTTGCGTTCTCACGCATTGACGGTAGCCCACACCCACGACACAACACGTCGTTCCAACGGCATCGGGGGTGCGGGTTGAACGTCGATGACTTGGACTGGGATGAGATCCGTCGGGTTTGCGACATCGAACGCACCACGATGGGCATCCCCGTCGGCCCCACCGAGGTTCGTTGGGCGCAGTTCCGCCCGGCGCCGCACCGCACCCCGCTGCCCCGCCTGGGCGACCCGGTGCTGTACCGGCACAACCATTGGGACGAGCCGACCACCGCGCAGGTTGTCGCCGTGCAACCCCTGGACGATCTGGACGACCCGATGGTCTGCCGCGTCGAGGTTGACCAGCTGGGCGACCCGATCCTGACCGACGGGCGGCCGATGTTTGCCCTGGGTTTCGACCCATGGCCCCGGGTCACCCTGTCCACCGTCTACGGCATCGGCAAGACCTGGGAGGCCCGGCTGCGTGGGTCGCCAGGCTGGCTGCCACTCGATTTCACCGCCAGGTGGCGGCCATACGTCGGCGCGCTGCTCGGACTCGGAGAGGGGTAGCCGATGGCCACCATCCCCACGTTCATCACCTGGGTCACCGGGCAGGTGGTGACCGCCGCTCAGCTGAACGCCAACGTACGCGACGGGGGCAACTTCTTCCTGTCCTGGCCGGTGGCCGAGCTGCGGCAGACCGTCGCCCAGAGCATCGCCAACGGCACCCCGACCGCCGTCACGTTCGACACCGAAGACATCGACACCGACAACGGTCACAGCACCGTGAGCAACACCAGCCGCTATGTCGGCCAGACCGCCGGCAGGTTCCAGGTCTCTGGCGGTGTCGGATTCGCCGCCAGCGCCACGGCCCGGCGCTCCGCCCAGTGGTTCAAGAACGGGTCCGTGATCAACGCGGGCTCGGCGATGGTGCCCGCCACCGCCGCCAACGACATGGCGGTGGCAGCCCGCACCATGACCGTCTTCCTCAACGGATCGACCGACTTCGTGGAACTGGATGCCTACCAGGAGTCCGGTGGCGCCCTCAACACCTTCGTCACCGGCAACGGGCAACCCAGCATGTCAGTGAGGATGGTGGGCACCACATGATCCCCCGAGCGATTCGACGCTACGCGGTGGTTGTCGCCGTCACGGCCCTGGTTCTGTCACCGCTGCCGGATACCGCGACGGCCGCCGTACCACCGCCCATGCCGCGCATCACGACGAGCGCCACCCCGCCGCCGATGCCACGGATCTCCACACCACCCGGACCGCTGCGCATCGAAGTCCTCGGCGATTCGATCTCGGCGCCGAACGCCGGTGGGCTGTGCGGCTGGTGCGGCTACCTGGACGCGATGCTGACGCAGGCCGGCGTCGACCACCTCTGGACCAACCGTGCGGTCAGCGGTACCGACTGCGGCTACACCTCCAGCAACATCGCCGGCTGGCTGGTCAACGACGCGCCCGGCCTGGTTCTGCTCGACTGCGGTACCAACAACATCCCGATCGACGGCCCCTCGCAGGCCGCGATGTCCGCGCAGTGGCACGCGATCGTCAACGCGGTCCACAGCTACGGCGCCCAGCTCGGAGTGTCGTACGTTGGCTACAGCAACCCGGTGAACATCTCGCTGGCCGGATCCGGGCTGCCGGTCGCCGAGGGCGACGCGAACGACGTGATCGCCGCCGGCATCGCCAGCTACGCGCCCAGCTGGTTCGCCGGGATCGCCCACTTCGACGTGATGCCCGGGGACCTGGACTACCTGAACGCCGACGGGATCCACCCGCGGCCGCTCGGCCAGCACACCATGGCCGCCATCTGGTACCGCGCGCTTGAGACGGCGATGGGCTGGCCCGACCTGGTGCCGGCGCCGTGCGGGATGTGGGGCTACCGGCCCGGCGGTACACCGCCGGCGTTCACCGCCTGCGTGGCGACGTCATGACGATCTTCTTCCCCGACGTCTCCGGCTACAACGGGGGGCTGCGCATCCAGCCCAACACGGTCGCGGTGGGCGCCCGAGCCACCCTGGCGGACCGGGTCGCCGATGCGTCGTACACGGGCTTCCGGCAGCAGGCGGCCACGCTCGGCGCGCTGTTCTTCGCCTACCACTGGCTGAACCATGGCAACGCCGCCGCCCAGGCGCAGTGGTGCTTCCAGCACGTCGGCGGTACCCCGCTGATGATCGACGCGGAGGACGTCGCCGGGAACACGGGCTACGCCGGGCCGCTGACGGTGCAGGACATCCTTGCCTTCACCACCGCCTACCGGGCGCTCGGCGGGGTCGTCCACCTGGTCTACCTGCCGCACTGGTACTGGCAGAACGACATGGGCTCGCCGGACCTACGTCCGCTGGCCGCCGCCGGGCTGGCGCTCGTCTCGTCGAACTACGCGACGTACAGCGACACCGGGCCGGGCTGGGCCCCATACGGCGCCGTGACGCCGACCATCTGGCAGTACACCGACAAGCTCCCGTACGGCGGGCAGGCGGTGGACTTCAACGCGTTCCGCGGCAGCGTCACCGAGCTGCGCGCGCTGATCGAAGGAGGAAGTGACGACATGGCACTGTCCGATGTGGTGCCGGGTACCGACGTGGACGGCCGCACTGTCGGCGCGATCCTCGCGGACCTGGAGAACATGCGGAACTGGCTGATCACGCCGGCCGGTCAGACGAAGTTCGGCCCGGCGGTACCGCTGGCCGGGTCGCCGCTGGACCTGCTGGCCAAGCTCGCAACGGCGCCGACCACTCCGACGGTTGAACTGAGCGACGCGGATCGAGCGGACATCGCCGCCAAGGTCGCCTCAGCGCTTGGCGGGAAGCTCGACCAGTTGCTCACCCGGCTGGCCGCGGCCGGAGACGCGCTGAACGGCTGATGGACGCGCAGCAATGGGTCGACGGCGGGCTGGCCGCGGGTGGCCTTGTCGTCGGCGTTGGCGGCTGGCTGATCGGTCGACGTGGCCGGACAGCCAGCGCCACCCGGGACGAGGCCGACGCTGCCGAGTCCTTGTCCACCTCCGTGGTCAACCTCGGCCAGCGCCTCGACCAGGTGAGCGCGTCGCTGTGGGATGCCCAGCACCGCCTGGCCCTGGCTGAGTCAAGGGCGGCGGCCGCTGAGCAGCGGGCCAGCGCGGCCGAACTGCGCGCAGCCACGTCCGACGCTGAACTGGTCCGCCTGCGCGCCGAGGTTCAGCAGCTGCGCGCCGAGCTGGCGACGTACGAGGCGCAGAACACCGCCGACCGGCAGGCGGCCTAGTCAAGCTCGCTCGGCCGCTGATACAGGCTGAGCGGCATCTCCCGCCATTGCGCGCTGAGCGGGTCGGCTGGGTCCACCTCGGTCAGGTCGGCTACGAGCCGGCGCGCCGTTTCCTCGTCGGGCAACACCCAGACGCGCGCTTCACCATCGCTGTCGCCGTCCCGCGCGGTGACCTGGAAACCCTCGTCGGTCCGATCGAGGTCGACGCGGCGCCGGGCGATCCTGCCCCATTTGCCATTCCACCAGCGCCCGAGCGGTTCGCTCATGGGCGCCATCGTACATCTGTTCTAGGGAGCCTAGATGGTTACCGCAAAGATCAAGTGCACGAGCAAGTCGGAGACCGGTGAAGGCGACACGCGCCAGGTGAACGTGTCGTTCAGCCCGGACTATGACGACGGCCGCAACAAGGAATGGGCGCTCTACACGCCTGGGCTGTCGCTGTCCCTGGGGCTCAAGGGCGCCGTGGCGGATCTGTTCGAGGTCGGCCAGGCGTACACGCTCCAGTTCGTGCCGACCGAGGACTGATGCCCGGCCGGGCCAGATGGCTGACCGCCATCTTCCTGACGCTGACCGCCAGCGCCATCGGCTGGGAGATCGTGGCCGCGTTCGACGGCTCGGCCGACACCTGGCCATGGACCCAGCTCATCGTCCGGTACGTGCCGGAGCCGGTCACCAACCTCGCCATCGACGTGCTGCTGGCCTGGCTGCCGGCGCACTTCCTGACCAACTACGCCGACGCACGAAAGGCGGCCGCCATGGCCCAGCCCCAGCTCGTACCCGTCACACCCACCCAGACCAAGCACCCGGTGCGCGCGGTCCTGCGAACCGTCGCAGCCGGCGCCGTCGCCGCCCTCCCGCTGATCCCGCTGGCCCTCGCTGGTGTCCACCTGGACGGCACGGCGGTCGGCGTCGAGATCATCGCGGTGAGCGGCGGCATCACCCGCCTCCTGGCCATGCCGGCGGTCAACGGCTGGCTGCAGCAGTACGTGCCCTTCCTGGCCGCCTCACCCGCGAAGCCCTGACCTGGGACGATCCGCTGTAGTCCACGCTGCGCCCTCAGAACGACCCCGGGCCATACACCGGGACCAGCAAACACAGAACCGCCCCGCCTCCATGCTCTCGGGCATGCTGGCGGGGCGGTTTCTTCGCGTTCTAGGGTCGCCACTCCTCCCGGTACCCGGGCCTGTCGGCGTAGGTCAGCGCCTCGATGCAGAACAGCTGCTCGCACCGGATCTGCGCGATGGTGGGAGCCTCGCCGACCACGCCGTCATACTCGGCTACCAGGATCCGCAGGCGACGTCGCTTGGCCTCGACCTCCCGCAGTACCCGGGCCGGCGGCCAAACCGATCGGCGCCACTCCGGCAGCGGCTGGCTCGGCACGTCGACCATCCGGCCGCCGACCATGCGGCGACTCACCGTCTCCCGCTGCTGAGCGTCCCGCGCTACTCGCTCGTCCTCGTCCACGCAGCCTTCGAGGAAGGTCACTAGCTCATCCACGGTGCCCTCCACGGGCGTCACGCTCTGCACCGCCCACGACGGGTGTGGCGGGTAGTTGACTGGTCCCCACGAAACGATCTCCATATGGTGCTCATCCACGCTGCTCATCCTCTCATCACCGGACCTGTGCGCCGGTCAGCCGCCGGTACGCCTCGCGCAGCGGACCGAGCCTGCCCGCGTACACCACCCGCAGGATCAGGTCGACCGCCCACATCGCCAGTCGCGCCCGGTCCTCGGCGGCGGCCGGGTCGGCGGGCAGCGGCAGGCTGGCCCGCAGTTCCAGGTGGCCCCTGCCGGTGGCCCAGGACTCGGTGCGGGTGCCGGTGACCAGGCCGTGCGTCTGCGGGTCGCTGCGGTGCTCTCCGAGGCCGCAGCGGTGCCCGCCGACGCACCAATCCGGACAGATCACCGGGCCTCCCTTCTGCGATCCGCGAAGTAGTTCCACACCCGCCGGCCGATCCGCAGGCGTTCCCCGCTGCCTCGGCACCGACGGCACCGCCGCCACGACCGGCCGGTCGACGACCGGAAGTTGCCGGCCCCGCCGCACCGCCGGCACGCCGCGAACGGCCACCAGGCGCAATGACCGACGTACCAGAGCGCGCCGAGCAGCCCAGCCACGACCACCACGAGAGTGAGCTTCATCGATACTCCGGTTCCGTCAAGATCGGAACTGGTTCCGCGCTTGGAACCAGCCGCGGAACCGCCTGACCTGCGACGTTCCACGTTCCGCCGCTCACCGCCGACCCTCGATTTCCCGGCGCTGGATGGCCTGCGCGACGTGCTCGCGCGGAACGCCCCACAGCGAAGCGCCGTCGTCCTTGCCCTTCTTCGCCTCCACGTTGAGGCCGCGCACCTGGGCGCTGATCGCCTCCGGGGTGATGTCGGCGTAGTGCTCGGGCAAGGCCTCGGCGAGCCGCTGAGCCAGCCGCTTCCAGGAGATCCAGGCCTCCCCGGCGTAGAACACGGAGTCGACGTCGCGCAGCACGTCACGCACCTCACGAGCCACCTCCTCGCCGGCCGCGTACCCGGTCAGGGTGTCGGCGGCCTCGCGGTGCCTGCGGGCGGCCGCGATGATGCGCTCCGCGTCCTGCTGGTCGGCCAGGTAGGTGCGCACCGTGGGCGTCTCGTCGGTCGCGCCGTACAGGTACCCGACGCCGCGGTACTCGTCGCCCACCGGGAGCGCGCTGGCGTCGTAGCCCTCGCTGTAGGCGTCCCCGCCCAGCACGGCCACGCTGACATCCCGGTTTCCGCACCTCAGGGCGAACCGCACGTCGTGGTTGTCGCGGTACCGGTTGAACAGGCGGCCCACGTCGCCGGCCCCGACCCCGCTGGGCTTCTGCGTGCTGGACAGCACGATCACCCCGGCCGACGGGCCGGCCGCGCGGATGACCGACAGCATCCCGGCGATCTTCTTGTTGTTGTCCTGGTCGTCGGTCTCGAAGTAGAACTGAAACTCCTCCATCACCAGCAGCCACACCCGCAGCTGCGGATACTTACGGGCCAGCTCGCGGGTCAGCTTGCCCTCGGGGCATTCGGTGGCGGGCAGCTTGGACAGGAAGGCGTTGACGCTCTCGATGTGCCGGATGATCTCGCCGAGGGCCATCAACAGCTCCTCGATCGGGTCGGCGCTGAACGGGTTGGACACCGTGCCCATCACGATCCGGTGCGCGACCAGGCGGAACGCCTTCCAGTCGGGGCTGTTCTTGCCGTCCACAATGGTCAGTCGCACGTAGGGATCCAGGGCCGCGTACAGCGCGAGCAGGCGGGCGGAGAACGTCTTGCCCTTGCGCGGCTGGGCGCCGATCAGAATGGAGATCCACATTAGGGCGACGGTCACCCGCCGGCCGCGCTCGTCCAGGCCGAACGGCGCCGGCTGCCAAATGTCGCGCACCTTGCCGTCCAGCAGCGGGGTCCGCCCGGCCGGGATGGCCAGCGGGTCACGGTCGGCGACGTAGAGCAGGTGGCGGCGGGTGGAGGTCTTGTCCCTGGTCAGGAACACCTGCTGCTCGGTGACGTCCAGGCCGGAGGCCAACATCGGGCGGGCCTTGACGACGTCGGCGAACGTCAGCCCGTAGTCCAGGTCCACGACCACCTGAGAGCCCATCTGCTGCGGGTCCCGCGCCATCGTCGACCCGAACCGCACCGGCCGCTTGTCCGGGTCGCCCAACTTCGCGGCATAGTAGGCGCGCAGCACGATGTCGCTGTTCAGCTTGCGGTACCGGGACTCCACGATCGCGGGCTGGATGATGCGCCGGTCCGCTGGCCGGCCGGCGCGGGCCAGGAACGGCATCGCCAGGGCCGCGGTCAGGAGGTCTATCCACAGTGGAGCGACGTACCAGAGCAGCAGCACTGCCGTGACCAGGGCGAACGCCTCACCGCCCAGTACCCAGCCGCGCCACAACCGGCTGGCCTTCGCTTCGTTGTGCAGGCGGCGCCACGTCTCCGGGTCGTTCTTGCTGGCCGCCTCCTGCCGTAGCTGGTGCTGCTCCATCACCCACCACCAACGCAGCTGCGCGCCGGCCACCCGGAACACGCCGACGACCGCCCACCAGGCGGACAGGGGCAGGTACACCGGCAGCGCCCGGATCAGGTGGTAGGCGGCGACGTGGCCTACCCGGCCAGCGTGGTACCGCGCCGTGGCGGCGCGGTTCCCGCGGCGCAGCGACGCCGGCACGATGGCGCGGCGGCCATGCTCCCGGGTGACCAGGTCGACGAACACCGGTTCCCGCCTGAGCACCGGTTCGTCGTCCAGGTCGACCTCGTAGTGGGTGTCCCGTGGCTGCTCATCAGACATCGGTGCTCACCGCCTCCGGCGCGGGCTCGGTTGTGGCCGGCGGGGTACCGCCGTTGGTACGGGTGCGGATGTCCTCGGTCCAGCGGCCGACGGTCTTGTCGGACACGTCCACGCGGTACCGCTCCCGCAGCGCGCGGCCGATGACTGCCACCGCACGGCCCTGCCCGGCCTGCCGGCGGGCGTACGCCTTCGGGTCGAACGGCCGGGGGTCCGGGCCGCCTTCGGGCTGGTCGGCTACCGGTTCCGTGTCCGGCTGGGTGTCCGACGTCGGGACGTCGCGGTGCCGTTCCATCCAGCGCCGGGTGACGATCACCATGTGCGAGGCGAGGGCCAGCAGGATAGGCCAGGCTGCGGCGCCGACCCAGCCGTCCCGGCCGAGGTGGCGGGCAGAGGCGTGGGACAGGTTGCCGGCTACCGAGGCGCCCACCGCGATGGCGAACACCAGCCAGGCGTAGGACCGGACACGCCACGGGGCGAACCGCAGCAGGTAGGTGGCGGCGACGGCGACGAGGGTGAGGCCGTCGACCCCAAGCGGGACAAGCGGCGACAGCCGGCCGAGCCCGGCCACGCGTACCCCGTAGTCGTCGAGGCCGTGGAACGACAGCACGAAGGTGACCGTCGCGACGACGACGGTAAAGAAGATCAGCGCGCCGTAGGCGGCCCGGGAGGTGTCGCGGTTCGCGACGTCCGGCGAGACAGTCATGCGCGTCAGTCTGGCAGAGTCTTGGGAGTTTAGCGAGTCGTGCCGGTTACGTGAGGTCGCGCGGTCGCGAGAGATCTGGGAGGATGGCCAGCCATGGAGGACGTCGAGTACGTGAGTACCGCCGAGGCGGCCGACCTGCTCGACGTGTCCGAGGAGACGGTGCGCCGCCTGTTCGACGCCGGGGAGCTGACCGGGATGCGGACGCGGCCAGGTCCTGGCGGCCACCGCCGGCCGAGCCGGGCCAGCGTCGAGGCGTACCGGCGCCGCCAGCGCGGCGAGGGCTAACCGACGAGCTGAACCAGGCTTCGAGCGTTCGTCGACGATTTTGAGCCCGTCACGCCTCCTGGCGGGCGAGGTAGAGCAGGTGGCCCAGGGTCCGGTGGAGGGCCTCGGCCTGCTCTAGTGTGTAGGTTGGCTCGGTGGCTTCCGGCCCGCCATCCTCGACGTGCAGTCCGATGCTTCCGTCGTCATACAGGTACGCCTCGGTGTAGCAGCCGTCGTCCTCGACGGCGACGATCGATTCGGTTGCGACGATTGCAGTCATGCCTACCTCCTGGTGGATATCCACCAACCGTAGCAAGGTGGATATCCACGCGCTAGTCTGTCCCCATGCCGAAGGACCGCGCCGCCGACCGCCACCAAACCCCTGGTTACGTCTACCGACCAACGCCACCTGACCTGCTGAAACAAGTTGACGAGACGATGGGGGCCGGATGGCGGGCACGAGTCATCACCTCACTGCTGCGCCGGTTCGTCGCGGGGGAGCCGATGCCCTCGCCGGACGACGTACGCAAGGATTGGGACAAACCCGGGCAGGATCACGGCGCGTAGATCTGTCCATCTTAGACTGTCCACATCGGACATTCTGCTATGTCCGAATCCTTCTCGATCGGCGTTCAGATGTAGCCGGATGGTGGATATCCACACCTACCCGAACCGGACGCCTGTCACTCAGACGACAGACAAGCCGGACATCGATCAAGGCTGGCCGGCCGCAGCCCCCGTCACCGCCGGTACCGACTAGGTCTCGTCCGGTTCGTCGTCGGGCCAGTGGCCGCGGTTGACCTCCACCCAGCCGGAACCGTCGTCGAGCGGGTAGGCCGGGCTCAGGTTGTCGCGTAGGCGGCCCCGCCACGACCGCTCCGGGTTACGCGGCTCGGTGACCTGGTCGTCGTCCATCGCACGCCTCCGGGAGCGGCCCCGGCGTGCCAGACCTTGCCAAGTGAGGAACGCCGAGGCCAGGGCCGAACCTAGCATGCAAACCATGCACAGCGACACCCCGTAGGCACCCAGCGTGCTTGTCATGCTGAGCATGCGGTGATCGAATATGCGGGCCAAGTGAGGAGCGCGCGTGGCCCGCAGCCAGCCAAAGCGCCAGATCATCATTGCCGAGATCAGGGCGCGTATCGACTCAGGGGAATGGCCTGTTGGGCACCGGCTGCCCTCGATCGCCCAGCTCGCGCAGCAGTACGAGTGCTCGGCCGAGCCGGTGCGCTGGGCGCTGGACCACCTGACCGCCCAGGGCTACCTCGACTCACGGCAGGGTGTCGGCTTCTTCGTCGCGAGAGATTTTCACTGAGCGCTGTAACGTCGTTACCGCGCGCCGCGATAGACAGGGAGCAAGGTGTGCATGCAGAGTGTTGCGTCTACCCTTGTTTCGAACATATGTTCGGGGTTGTGGGGCCCTGGATGGCCCGCCGGCCGGACCACGGGCTCCAGCCCAGCTCGACCCGACCGGCGGGTCCCCTCAGTAGACCATCCATTACGTTCACGCACATCAATACATCAGCTCGGCGTGGTTGCGCGACTGGTTGCAGTAGGTGCACTGGCAAGGGTTGGCATCGGTTGGCAAGGGGTGCTCGCTTCGCAGGTGGCGGGCACGGGAGGCCACTCGCCGACAACCGTTGCCAGGGAATCCAGAGATCTTGTAATCGGGCGGTTCCGGGTTCAAGTCCCGGCGTCGGCTCCACTTCTGACCTGCATGTACGCACTAGCGGAGATCACTTTCGGCCCCGCGTGGTTGCAGTGCCTGGTTGCAGTAGGCCCGCCAGAGCCCCGTCGAACAGCGCCGCCGCGACCCGGTCGACCGCCTGCTTCTTAAGATCATTCGCGATGTCGACGTAGCCCCGGGTGGTCCGGATATCGGACTGGCCGAGCATTTCCTGCACCACCGCGATGTCGGTACCGGTGGCGACCATCAGCGTGCCGGCGGTGTGCCGGGCGGCGTGCAGGCGGCTGTCCGCCACGCCGGCCCGGACCAACAGCTTCTCCCAGTTGTCGTGGTCACGCCGGGGGTCGATCGGGGTGCCGGCCGACGTGGTGAAGACCAGGCCCCGCGGATCCCACGCCAGCCCGACCTTTGCCCGCTCGCGCTGCTGTCGCTCCCGCCAGGCCACCAGGTAGTCCACGATGACCGGCGGCAGCACCAGCTCACGTACCGACTTCTCCGACTTGAGGTCGACCTCGTGCAGGCCGCCACCGGTCCGCTTGGGGCAGGCCTTGGCGTGCCTGGTGCAGCCGGGTCGGCACAGCGGCGGACAGCCACGCTTGCCGCGGTGCGTCGAGCAGCCCGGCGCCACCTGGCGGGCAGGGCAGAAGTGCGCCAGCTTCCTACAGGTTGCTTCGTCCTGGCAGCCGTGGCGGTACTTGGGCGGGCAGGGCGCTGTCCGGCACCGCGGCCGCGCGCACGCCGCCGGGTCGTCACAGCCGTGCTGCCAGGCCCGCCGTTGCAGCTGCTTCACCTCGTACAGCATCGGCGGGTCGGCCTCCAGGTCCAGGCGGCTCACCGTGTCGTTGCCGCTCCAGTGCAGACCCAGCACCTCGCCCTGGCGCAGGCCGAGCAGGATACCGAGCAACCACCTGGGCGCCATGTAGTCGTCCGCGGCCTCTCGGATGATGGCCTGCGCCTCGAACAGGGTGTGCGCCCGGATCTTCGTCTTGCGGGCGGCCGGCGGGTCGATCAGGTCGCAGACGTTGCGCCCGGCCCGGCCGCGGCGGGTGGCGTCCTTGAGTGCCTTGCGCAGCACCCGGTGCACCTGCAGCAGGTAGCTGGGCGCCAGGGTCTTGCCCAGCTTGGCGTACATCGCCTCGACGTGTTCCGGCTCCAGCCGGCGGCGCAGGCCGTCCAGCCGCCACTGTCCAATGTGGGGGATGATGTGCAGCTCGACGATTGGCCGGTAGGCCTCATGGGTCTTGTAGGCGCGGCGGGGGCGCACCACGTTCTCCAACCAGTGCCGCAGCCACGCCTCAACCGTGTCCGGCCGCCCGGCAGCGGACCCCCCGCGTGCCCGCTGCTCCTCCAGGGCGGTCAGCTTCTCCGACACGTCGCCGGCCGATTGGCCGGACAGGTGCTTGCGGTCCAGCGACCCGTCCGGCTTGGTGCCGACTGTGACGTAGCAGTGCCAGCGCTTGTCCTTGCCGAGGTAGATGCTCTGGCGGCCGTTGGGCTGCCGGGTCACCCACGGCTCCGTCCGCCGTTGGGGAAGTCGAGCACCTTCGCGCGGTCCAGGCCGAGGATGTCGGCCGCGGCCTGGGCGTAGGAGGTCCACTCCACCCGGTCTGGGTTGGCGATGTCGTCGATGCGCGCGGACAGCTGCTGAAAGGCGCCGGTGTTCTCGCCGAGGGCGATGCAGAGCCGGCGCTGTTCGGCGGTCACGTCGTCGAGCTTGGTCGACAGCGTGGCCTGGTTGCGGATCAACACACAGCCGGTGCCTACGGTCGCGGTGATGACGGACAGCACGACCGAGGCGCCGAGGAAGACACCGAAAACCGAGCGGGAAGTGTCACCACGGCTGATGTCGTAGGCGGCCCAGATGGTGGCCAGCCATAGCACGCCGGAGCCGATGGCTAGGGGGATCCACGCCGGCATGCGGCGCGGTTCGGAAACAGCGGACGGGTCTGACACTGGGGGGCCTCCAGAGCGGACGCGGATCTCGCGTCCTGTCGATGGATTCCCGACGACCAGCCCTCGCACGGGGGATGGAACAGAGGTGTCTGACTGTATAGGGGCTGGCACACGCTGTACGTCGGTCGATCGGCTGAGTAGCCGTTCAGCCACTCGCTGGCGTTGATGACTCCTCGTCGCGCGCCAGGCCCTGTGCCAGGTACCGCAAGGTGGCCCGGATGGCGCGCTTCTCCGCGTCGTTCACTGATGGATCCACCAGGCGGCGCAGGATCTGGTACACGTCCGGGTCCATCGGCGGTTCCGGCGCGGTGGGCTGTCGCTCGCCCGTCCAGCCGAGGATCGCCGCGGCCGTGGCCACCGGGATACCCAGGCCCTCGCAGAACTGGCGGACCTCGGACGGCCGGGGGCTCGCGACCTCAGCACGGCGCCAGCGGTAGAACGCTGAGCGGGCCAGGTTGGTGCGCTTTTCGATGTCCTTCACGGTCAAGCCGCGCGCACGGGCGTCGGTCAGGGCACGGTCGACAAACCTGCTGAACGCGATCACGCGCGGCTCTGTCTGGGCGCCCACCTCGACACCGTAAGTGCCATTTTGGGGACGCGAGTCGCACGGCCGGCACGATTGCCTGAGGTGGCTCCGGCGTTCCTCCCGCAGCGCAGCACGGCCGGAGGCACGGATGCGCTTGCGTAGTCGCCACTTGGCATGGACTGGCATGCCGAAACGATAGCAGTAGATGGGCCGACAAGGACTGACCGAAAGTATGAGCGGTGCCTGACTTGGCACTGGCTGGCATCAGGCGTAACGTCAGTGCCATGTCGGGCACTAATGGAGCCACCTCAGGCACCGCAACCATCGAGCCGGAGTGCGTTCGGCTGCCGGAAGCAGGCCGCCGCCTCGGCGACATCAGCCGACGCATGGTCTCGAACCTCATCCGCGAAGGCGAGCTGGACGTGACCTGGATCGGCTCGATCCGCATGGTCACCGTCGCATCGATTCGCGAGTACGTGAAGCGCCAGACCGGGGGCCGCGGTAGCGGTGGCGGCGCCGGAACGGGCTCCGGCGGTGGAGGCGGCAACACCGGTCCCGGGCGGCCGACCAATCCCAGCCGGCCCACCGGCAACCCCTAGGACTCCGGCCGGGCACGCGCCAGGTGACAGCTCGCAGAGGCCACCACAACCAGGACCGTGCCCGGCCGAGAACCAACCGGAACAGACCGAAGGCGTCGCAACAGCCCCTAGGAAGGCGCGACGCCCGATCGAAGGAGATCATCCCATGGAAACCTCCGACACCGCCACTCCGGCGGTCGAGCCGATGCCGTCCGGCGACCAGCCGTGGACGCGCGCCGAGGTCTTCGCCCTGGTCGCGTTCGGCATCGCCGCGCACGAGCTGCCCACGCCGCTGACCGTCGACATCCACGACCACAACTCCGTGAGCATCCGCACCTTGAACGGCGACACCGCCGGGGTCGACGCGTGGGCGCGGTACCTCGGGCTGTCCCTGGGCAGGCTCGGCGAGCGCGTCAACGACACGGCCGGCATCGGGAAGTGGTCGAGCTACGGCACCCGCGACAGCGCCGTCGACAACGGCCGCTGGACCGCCTACGTGTGGACGCTGGTGCGGCGATGACCCGCGGACGCATTAGCTGCCTGGCCGCCATCGCGTTTGTGGTTCTGTTCTGGACCGGCCTGTTCGCCCTGGTGGTGACCCGATGATCCCGATGATCCGCTGGAGCCTCGACCCGGTACCGCACGGCCCGCTGGTACGCACCCGGATCTTCGCCGACGACGGCGACGGCGCCAAGCCGACGGCGGTCGGCAGTGCCTTCCTGACCCAGGAGCAGTACGCCGACCTGCGCAACCGGCTGGCCGACGACGACATGCTGAGCACTCGCGTTGTGCCCTGCGCGCTGTGCGGCAAGCCGGTCCCCGCCGGCCGGGCCACGCACGCCGACTGCGAGCCGCTGGTCTGCATGTTCTGCACCCAGTGCGGCAAGCCCCTCGATCTGAACGAGCGGGCCCTGAGCCTGCGGGTGTGCCTGAGCTGCGCGCCCGTTCCGCTTACCGGCGCGCTGGCCCTGGTCTACGAACTGGAGCCGGGGGAGTCCGAGGGCCCCGACATCGCCGCCACCATCTCCGAGCAGCCGCCAGCCGACCCGCTCGGCCCGGCCCCGTTCGTACCCGAGCAGCGCCAGGGCGGGGCAGGTGAGTCGCTGTGAAGCGCCGCCTGATCGCCGCCGGCATCCTGGCCGCCGGGTACCTCGGCACGATCGTGGCCGCCAACTGGGCTATCGCACGGTTCGGCGCGGTACCGGTCGGCTTCGGCCTGGTCGCACCGGCCGGGGTGTACTTCGCCGGGCTCGCCTTAACCCTCCGGGACCTGCTGCACGAGGTGGCCGGCCGGGCTGCGGTGGTCATGGCCATCGTGGCCGGCGCGGCGCTGTCCTTCGCCGTGGCCAGTCCGGCCCTCGCGTTGGCTTCGGCCGCCGCCTTCGGGCTGTCCGAGCTGGCCGACTTCGCGGTCTACGAACCGCTGCGACACCGGCACTGGCTGGGGGCCGTCGCCGCGTCCAACGTGGTCGGCCTGGTCGTCGACTCCTGCCTGTTCCTCTGGCTGGCGTTCGGGTCGCTCACATTCCTGCCCGGCCAGATCGTCGGCAAGGCGACCATGACCGTCCTGGCCGTGCTGCTGCTCGCCGGCCTGCGCCGGGTCGACCGCTGGAGGGCCGCCCGGTGAAGTTCTACCTCGGTACCCACCAGCCCGGCTGGCTCAACTGGATCGGCGTGCCCCTGTTCGTCTCCGACCGCCGCCTGCGCGACTACGTGACCCTGCCCCGGGCAGCTGCGCCGTGGGCTCTGGACTCCGGCGGATTCACCGAGCTGTCCACCTACGGCAACTGGGATCACGGACCGACCCCGCAGGAGTACGTCAACCGGGTACGCCGGTACCAGCGCCACGTCGGCCTGCTCGACTGGGCGGCCCCGCAGGACTGGATGTGCGAGCCGTTCATCACGGCCAAGACCGGCCTGCCGGTGCGGGAGCACCAATGGCGCACCATCGACAGCTATTTCACCCTGACCGAACTGGCGCCTGACCTGCCGTTCATCCCGGTCCTGCAGGGCTTCGAACCGAACGAGTACCTCCAGTGCGTCGACATGTACCGCAACGCCGGCCTGGACCTGCGTGAGGCGCCGTTGGTCGGGCTTGGCTCGGTCTGCCGCCGGCAGGGCACCGAGGCAGCCGAGCGGATCGTCAAGACCCTGCATTCGGTGGGCGTGACCCGCCTGCACGGCTTCGGCGTTAAGACCCTCGGGTTGCAGCGGTTCGGGCACCTGCTCACCACGGCCGACTCCCTGGCCTGGTCGATGGACGCCCGTCGCAAGCCACCGATGGTGGACTGCCACGGCGGCGGTCACAAGAACTGCGCCAACTGCCCACGGTTCGCGCTGGCCTGGCGCGACAGCCTGCTGGGCCAGCTCGCGCTGATCGGTAGGGCCGCCTGATGGGCCCGGACGCCGCCCGCGCCATCGTGCTGGTCGCCCTCCTCGTCGCCGTCGTGCTGGTCGTGGTGCTGGCGCTGCTGTGGCTGGCCGCCTGGGGCACCTGGGTCGCCCTGCGCGCCGGCTGGCGCAACTGGCAGGCCATGCGCGCCGCCGACCAGCAGCCCAGTGCCGGGCCGGACCCGGTTGACGCGCACGCCGCCGACTGGGCCGCCCTCAACACCCCCACCCACCGGTACCCGTGCATCACCTCGGCCGCGGACCAAACGGCCGTCATCGACCTGAGCGCCTGGAGGTGGAACTGATGAACCGCCGTTACTACTTCGCCGCCCCGTACTCCCGACACCCCGAGATGCGTGAATGCCGCACCCAGCTGGTAGCCGCTATCCCGACCGTTACGGTCACCAGTCGGTGGATTGACTGTCACGACGGGGCGCTGGAGCAGTCCTACACGCCCGAGGTGCTGGCCGCGGAGCCGGACCGGTGCTGGGTACACGGGGCGGCAGACCTGGCCGACATCATCGCCGCCGACACGCTGGTGTCGTTCACCGGTGCCGGAGGCAAAGGCGGCCGACACATCGAGCACGGCTATGCGCTCGCACTGGAGAAGCGCATCGTGATCATTGGCCTGCCCGAGAACATCTTCCACTGCCACCCTTGGACCGAGCGGTACGACACCTGGGCTGAGTTCCTAGCCAGCGAGGCCGAGGCGGCAGTCCGATGAACCTCGTCAACGCCCTGGTCGCCGCGCTGACCGCCGCGGTCCTGCTCGGCGCCATCCTCCTGGTCTCCTTCCCGCCGCCGAAGCCGCACCCGGGTAATCACCGCGGCAGGCCGGTCCCGCTGCCCGTGCGCCCCGTGCTGGTGGTGCCTGGCATCAACGTGGCCGCGCGGGCCGGCCAGCCGGAGGCGTACCGCCGCTACACCGGCCGGGCCATCGTATCCATCACCCACCAGCCCAAGCACGTCGCCATCGAGGCCGGGGCGGTGAGCGACTGATGGCCACCAACAGGTATCTCGTTGACGCCACCCTGCTCCACGGTGCGATCGAAGCACTGGAGCGCGTCGGCTGCCAGTTCTTCGCCTGCGACGGACCGACGCTGGACCCGATCCCGATGGCAACCTGCTACGTCTGCGCAGAGATCGCGCAGCTTCGCGCCGTCGAGTCCACCCACCTGGCCGGCGTCGCCGAGATCGCCGCCCTGTACGCCGTCACCCGGCAGGCCGTCAGCAACTGGGCCAGCCGCAACGCCGACTTCCCGGCGCCCGTGGTCGACCTCGCGGCTGGCCCGGTCTACGACATCACCCAGGTCAAGGCCTGGTGCGCGGCACACGGGAGGCGGGCATGACCGGCCTGCGACCGTTCTTCAGCTACTACGGCGGCAAGTGGGCGATTGCCCGTCGATACCCCGCGCCGCTGTTCGACTCGATCGTGGAGCCGTTCGCCGGCTCGGCCGGGTACAGCCTGCGGTACGTAGCTCGAGCTGTCACCCTGATCGACTCATACCCGGCAGTGGTCGGTACCTGGCGGTACCTGATCAGCGTCACCCCGGAGGAGATCCGCCGGCTGCCACTGATCGAGGCGGGCCAGCGGGTCGACGACCTGCCGGTGTGCCAGGAGGCCCGCTGGCTGATCGGCTGGTGGACGAACAAGGCAGCCGCCACCCCGCACCAGACGCTGTCCGCCTGGGCGCGTGAGGCGCGGTACGCCCGGCAGTTCTGGGGGCCGGAGGGTGTCTGGATCGGCGGCAGCTCGAGCTCGAGGGTAGGTGCGGCATGACCGGCCGGCCGAAGGGCAGCGCGTTCCTCCGCGATGTCACCACGCCGCTCGCGGACGAACCGGACTGGTCCCTGGCCGCGTGCGACGGCGCCGACACCGAGCTGTTCTACCGCGAGAAGGACCGGTACCTGACCGACGCCAAGGCCGTCTGTCAGTTCTGCCCCATCCGGCTGGAGTGCCTGGAGTTCGCCACCGCCACCGGCCAGTACGGCGTTTGGGGCGGCATGTCCCGGGCCGAGCGCCTGGACGCGCTCAAGCGCCGCAACGCGCGAGAGGGCGCCAAGGCGGGCTGGCAACACCGGCGGCAGCGGCAGACCCTGGCCGGCCAGCTGCGCGCGGCGGGCAAGACACCGGCGGAGATCGCCGAACACCTGGGCGTCGACCTGCGCACGGTCCAGCGGTACCTGAGCACGACGACGGCCGTCATGGCCGGACTGGAGGCAGCGGCGTGACCGCCCAGGGATGGGTCGCCATCTACGAGCGGCTGGCGCCGGGTGCGGCCAGGTGCCCGCATTGCGGCGACCCCACGCGCGGCCTCCTGGCCGGCTGCGACAAGCCCGACTGCCTCGCCAAGGACATCGAGCGCGAGGCCCAGTTCAAGCGATTGGAGGACATCTGATGCCCACGGCCCACCTGACCATCACCGACATCGCCGAGATCTACGACGGCCTCGGCGACACCTACCGGGCCGAGCTGTACCGGTCCCTCGACCAGCCGGATCCCGACGCCGTCACCGTGTCCGAGCTGGTCGACAGCATCGGCGACCTGATCGACGACGTGCCGGACCCGGCCACCAACACCAAGCACGACGACACCTGCTGGAAGAAGCATGCCGCATGCCTGGCCGACAAGATCGAGGAGCTGTTGCCGTCATGACCGCGCTCGCCATCCCGCAGGTCGCGGTCGAGCCGGGTAGCCGCCTGGCCGACCTGCTGGCCCTGTACGACCAGGTCAAGGCACAGGCCGACGAGGCCACGGCGCGGCTGGAGACGGTCAAGAACGGCATCAAGGCCGAGTTGTCCGCGGCCGCGCCGGGCGCCCCGCAGGTCGAGGTGGCGCACGAGACCCTGGCCGCGCCGTTGCGTCTGTCCTATGTGGAATCGTGGCGGGTGGACACCAAGGCGCTCAAGGCCAATGACCCGGAGACGTATGTCCGCTGGGCCGTCAAGAGCGGCAAGTGGGAGCTGCGCGGGGTGCGGCCATGAGCCCCTGCAACTGCTCCGAGTGGCCTTGCCGCCTGCGCCGCGCGTTCAGCTGGCGGTACGGCGTCGTCGGCATCTACCGAGACCGCGAAGCCTCGCTCTGGCGGATCTACCCGGTGCCGTTCGTACGCATCACGGTAGGGCGGCGGGACGCCTGATGGCCTCAGTCGAGGAGTTCATGCGCGCGGCGCCGGCCCGCCTGGAGGGCAACACCCCCTGGGCGGCCCGGTACGCGGCTGAACTGCGCCGGGTGGTGGTCGACCAGGCCAACAACTCCGCGCGCAACCTCCAGGAGCACCTCGGGCCGTCCGAGATCGGCCACCGCTGCGACCGGCAGGTGGTCGGCAAGCTGGCCGGCATCGCCCGCACCAACCACGTCGTCGACCCCTGGCCGTCCATCCGCGGTGTCGCCCTGCACGCCTGGCTGGCCGAGGCCTTCACCGCGGCCAACGCCAAGCTGCCGGCGCCGCGCTGGCTGGCCGAGCAGCGGGTCACCCCGCACCCCGAGCACCCCGGCACCGCCGACCTGTACGACGCCGAGGAATTGGCGGTGGTCGATCACAAGTGCCTCGCCGAATCGAGCATGGCGAAGGTGCGCAGCGCGGCCGGGCCACCCATTCACTACATCATCCAGCTTCTGCTCTACGGCAGGGGCTATCGACTCATGGGACTGCCGGTAAAGCGCGTCGCGCTGGCAGCCTACCCGGCCACCGCTGGCAGCCTGGACGGGCTCTACGTCTGGGAACGGGCCAGCGGGCCGCAGGACGATCCGCTACTGGAGGAGGTTTTCCGACTCACCGACCGCCGCAAGGAATTGGCCATCGAAGTGCGGAACGGGCACAGACAACTCACTGACATCGCCAGCGCACCTGATTACGACGACTGCTATTTCTGCCCGTTCTACCGCCCGCAATCGAAGCACGACCACGGCCCGGGTTGCCCGGGAACCAACTGAGAGGAAAGCAAATGCAGCCGCAGTACCCCGCGCAGTACCCGGCCCAGCCGGCCTACGCCCCGACCTACCCGCAGCAGTACACCCAGCCGGCGCCCGCCTACCCGCAGCAGCCCGCGTACCCCCAGGCCCCGGCCGCCTACCCGCAGCAGTACGCACAGCCGCAGCAGTACGCACAGCCGCAGCAGTACGCGGCGCCGGCACCCCAGTACGCCCCGCCGAGTGCTCCGCCGCCCCCGCCACTGCCGACTGGTTCGCTGGATGACTTCTACCAGCAGCCGTCGACCGGTGGCGGGCCGTCGTGGAAGTTCCGGGACGCCAACGCCCAACCGATGATCGGCAAGGAGTACCTCGGGATCGTGGCGCGGCCGGTGACCGACGCCGACATTCGTGCGCAGACCGACAACAGCGGACGTCCGATGACCTACCGCGACGGTCGGCAGAAGTTCGTCATGGTCGTGCCGATGCAGATGCAGCCGTCGGCCGAGTTCCCAGACGGGCAGGCCGGCTGGTGGGTGAAGGGGCAGGCCCGCGACGAGCTGGCCCGCGCCATGGCCGAGGCCGGCGCGCCGGTGGGTCCGCCCGAAGCAGGCGCTGGCATCTGGTGCAAGTTGGTCAGCATCCGCCCGGTGCCGAACATGAGCCCGGCGTACCAGTACCAAATCCGGTACGCGCGGCCGAACGGCGCCGCTCCGGTGGCCCCTCCGGCCGTGCAGGCCCCGCCCGCGCAGCCGGTCCAGCAGGCCCCGGCTCCCGTGCAGATGTCGGTGACGGCGTACCCGCCGCAGGTGCCGATGCCGCAGCCGATGCAGCAGCCCGTCGCGGTCGCTGCCCCGGCGGCGGCACCGACCGGCTTCGACGCCGAGCAGGCGGCGCTGTTCGCCCGTCTCACCGGCCAGCAGCCGGCCCCTGCCCCGCAGGGCTGAGCGGGCGACCGTCCGGCCCGGGGTGAGGGAAGCGCCTCGGGCCGGGCGGTGACCTTCTCGACCCCTCACGCACGACCCCCCATCACCCGCGAGGAGGTGAACGTGAACCCCACCACCCTTGCCATTCACGGCGAGCTGACCGCAGACGGGCGCTCGATCGTGCTGATGGCCACCGGCTCGGAGTTCGAGATCCGCAACGCCGCGCGGTGGCTGGGCCTGCTCACGCCCCTGGTCAAGAAATCCGACCCGCCCGGCGCGCTGGTCCTGCCGGTCACCTGGGCCGCCACCGTGCAGTTGGCGCACACCTTCGGCGTCGCCTGGCGGCCCGGACCGCGACTGGTCGCCTGGATCACCCAGGAGATGACCCGGCGCAGCATGCGGCCGGATGCCCTGACCGTCGCCGTGCCGGAGGGCCTGACCCCCGGGCCGTACCAGGTCGAAGGCGCCACGATGATCGCCGCCACCGGCCGGGCGCTGCTGTTCGACGACCCGGGCACCGGCAAGACCATCACCACGATCCTGGGCCTGCTGGAGCGGGCCGCGGCCGGCCACCAGGTCGCGCCCGTCCTCGTCATCGCACCGGCCTCCGTCGTGGACCCGTGGGTGGAGGCCTGGAAAACCTGGGCCCCGGACTGGCGCGTGACCGCGTGGCGGGGCACCCCGGACCACCGCCGGCGCCTGGCCGCGCGGCCGGCCGGCGCCGCAGCGCACGTCATCGTCGCCAGCTACGACACCACCAGGATGGACGCCGCCAAGCACCACCCCCTGGACAAGGTTGGCGCCCGGTCGGTCGTGGTCGACGAGTGCCACCTGATCAAGTCGCCGCACGCCGCCCGGTCGCTGGCCGCGCGCCGGCTGGCCCGCAAGGCCGACACGTTCGTCGCGCTGTCCGGGACCCCGATCACTCACCACCCGGGCGACCTCTGGCCCACCCTGGAGGCCCTGGCGCCGCTGGCGTGGCCGTCGGGGGAGCGGTGGAAGGAGCGGTACTGCGTCACCGTCCCCGGCGACTACAGCGCCCGCGTGCTCGGCCTCAACACGGCAAGCGAGCCGGAGTTCCGGGCCACCCTGCACGGCCAGCACCGCCGCGTGGCCAAGGCCGATGTGCTGACCCAGTTGCCGCCGAAGGTCTACAGCGTGCGCAACGTCGAGCTGCCCGAGGCGTACCGCAAGGCCTACGACAACTTCGAGTCCCAGATGCTGGCCGAGCTGCCTGATGGCCAGGAGCTGGCCGTGATGGATGTACTGGCCAAAATCAACTTTCTCAACGGCCTTGCCTCTGCCGCGGCAGACGTGCGGATCACTGTCGAGGTGGCGACCAGCGGCCCGCGCGAGGGCGAGGAAGTCGAACACACCCACCTCGATCTCAAAGCGCCCTCGTGGAAGGTGGACGCCCTGCTGGAGGTGCTGGCCGAGCGGCCGGACGAGCAGGTGGTGGCGTTCGCGCCGTCGCGCCAGCTCATGATGCTGGCCGGGCAACAGGCAACGGCCGCCGGCTATCAGGTCGGGTACGTCGTCGGCGGGCAGTCCATGAAGGAACGCACCGAGACGGTCGAGGCCTTCCAGAAGGGCAAGCTCGGCCTGCTGTGCGCCACCACCGCAGCCGGCGGCGTCGGCCTGACCCTGACCGCCGCGCGCACCGTCGTCTTCCTCCAACGCCCCTGGTCGCTGGTCGACGCCACCCAGGCCGAGGACCGCTGCCACCGCATCGGGTCGGAGATCCACGACTCGATCGAGGTCATCGACATCGTCGCGACCAACACGATCGATTCCCGCATCCGCGGGGTGCTCTACGACAAGGCCGGCCAGCTGGCGGAACTGCTGCAAGACAGGCGGATCGTCACGCAGCTGCTCGGCGGACTCTCCACGAGGAAGGCGGCCGCCTGATGTTCATCGCCGGTATTGACCCCGGGCCCATGGTCGGCGCGGTCCTCATCCGACCCACGCGGCCGACCGAGACCCTGGAAATCGCCCAGGTCACGCCCGGCAGCCTGCGGATGCTGCTCGACGAGTGGCACGCCTGGTTCAAGCTCACCGCGCTGGCCGCGGAGCGGTTCGTGGTCGGGCCGCGCGCCGGGCGTTCACGCACCCCCTCGGGCGGCGCCGCGGCCCGGACCGTGCTCGGCGACCTGGAGGCATGGGCGGACAGCTTGGGCATCGACTTCGTCCTGCGATCGGCGTCCGAGGTGAAGCCCTGGGCTACCGACGCCCGGCTGGCCGCGGCCGGGCTGCTGGAGCCGACGACCGGCATGCGGCACGCCCGCGACGGCGCCCGGCACGCGCTGTTCTGCGCCTGCAAGACCTACGGCCTGCCCGACCCGCTCAGCGCCCGGGCGGGTGCGCGGTGAGGCCCGGCATGGTCGCCTGCTCGACCTTCCGCTGCGGCCAGCCGGTACCCGCGGACTCCCAGCCCTGGCACCGCTGCATCACCTGCGGCCAGCCCATCAAGCTCCCCCGGAAAGCGGGTACCCGTGCGTCCGTTCGCTGACGGCGTCGCCGACTACGCCCTGGCCGGGTGGCCCGCCATCCTGCCGGTACCGGTCGCGACCAAGAGCCCGCCGCCCGTCGGGTTCACCGGCGAGGACGGCCGGGACACCGACGCGCACCAGCTGGCGCTGTGGGCCGGCAGCCACGGGGACTGGTCGATCGCCCTGCGCATGCCGGACGGCGTGATCGGGATCGACGTCGACCACTACCGCAAGGGCGACGTGGACAAGCGCGGCGGCGACTGGATCGCCGAGTACGAGACGCGCTGGGGGCCGCTGCCGCCCACCTGGCGCTCGTCGGCGCGCGACCTGCCCTCGGGCATCCGCTTCTACCGGGTGCTGGCCGGGCGGTACGCCACCAAACTGGGCGAGGCCATCGAGATCATTCAGCGGCACCACCGGTACGCCGTGGCGTGGCCATCGCTCAACCCCGACGCGGGCGGCGCGGCCTATCACTGGTACGACCCGAGCGGCGCCCGCAGCGAGTCGGTACCGAAGCCGAACGAACTCCCCGACCTTCCGGAGGCCTGGGTGGCCGGGCTGCGCGAGGGCGCCTCTGAGGCCGGTCCCGTGGCTGCCGACTACGGGCGGGGCCAGTCGCTGCTGTCCACGCTGCTAGCCGACCTGCGACCGTCGTGCGCCGAGGTGACCGACGCCGCTGTCAAGGCCACCGCCGAACTGCGCGCGGCCAGCCAGGGCAGCCGCCACGACGTCACCACCGCGCGGTCCCACCACCTCACCCAGTTGGGTGCGGCCGGGCACCCGGGTGTCGGGGTGGCGCTGGCCGACCTGCGCGCCGCTTGGGAGATCCTGACCGCTGGCGAGGGCCGCGAGGGCGAGTTCGACCGGATGTTGCTCACCTCCGCGCGCAAGGCGGTCACGGTGGTCGGCGACCGGCAGGTGGACCGGGATCCGTGCTTCTCCGGCGGCGACCGCTGGTCCGTACCGGCTCCCGGCGGCGACCCGGGCGTGGCGCCGCCCGTGCCGGAAGCGGTGCCGTGGTCGGTGCGCGAGATCATCGGCGCGCACGTCTTCGACCCCCGGGCCGACCTGGACCAGGGCATCAGCGCCGCCGTCCTGCACCGGATGTGGCCGGTCCTGCGGTACGCGGTCGACGGCGGTACCTGGCTGCTGCGTGGCCCGGACCGCTGGGAGACCCGCGGCGACCTGACCCGCTGGGCCGTACACGAACTGGCCGAACTGATGCCGCGCGGCAACCCGGACGCCGAGAAGGGCAGCACGGAGCGGCAGTACGCCGACCGGCGCAAGCGCCTGATGATGACCGCGGGGCGCAACGGCGTCGCGGCGACCATGACCGCCGCGGTGTCCGCCGGCACGCACCCCTGCTCGCTCAAGCTGGCCGACCTGGACACCGACCCGGGCCTGCTGTGGGCAGGGGGGACGGCGTGGGACCTGAGGGCCTCGGCCGACCGGCCGGTACCTGTGCCGATCGACCCGGGCACCCCGCACCTGCACAGCGCGGTGTGCCCGCCGATGGACGTGCCCACACCCCGCTGGGATGCCTTCCTGGCCGCGGTCTGGCCGGACCCGGAGGTGCGCGCCTGGGCGCTGCGCGTGCTGGCCATCGCCTTCACCGGCGAGCCGGACGCCGCCCTGCCGATCCTGCTCGGCCCGCAGCGGCGCGGTAAGTCGCAGGTCGTCCACCTGCTCATGACGGTGCTCGGGTCCTACGCACTGAGCGCCGACCCCCGGCTGCTCAGCGGCGGCGACAACGCCCACGCCTCCATCGTCTACGCCCTGATGGGCCGGCGGCTGGCGTTCATCGACGAGGGCCCGCGGGAGGGTCGCTGGGCCCAGGAGCGGCTTAAGCAGTTGACCGGCGGCACGGCGCTGACCGGCAATGAGATGCGGCGCGACCCGGTCACCTTCAACCCGACCCACACCCTGGTGCTCACCGCCAACGACGAACCGCCGCTGACCGACCCGGCCGTCCGGGCACGGGTCCGGCTGATCCCCTGCGAGGGCGACGAGGCCGAGGTCCGAGCCGCGCGTACCGCGATCGGCGACACCACCGGCGCCGCCTGGCGGACCGAGGCACCCGGAGTGCTCTGGCAGATGGTCCGTGAGGCCGGCCGCTGGTTCGCCGACCGGAACAGCGCGCTGACCGCCGCCGCCCCGGAACACATCCGGGATCGGGCCGAGCTGGTCGCGGCCGACCAGGACCCGATCGGGCAGTGGGTAGCCGAGGCCTGCGAGGCATACGAGCCGGGCACCCGGGCCGGCACCCTCCACGAGCAGTTCGTGGCCTGGTGCCGCAACAACGGGATCAAGGACGGCGTCCGGCCCACCATGACGAAGTGGGGCCGGCGGCTGAGCGACCTCGGATACCCGCCGGAGCACCGCCGCGATGGCTGGTACCGGCAACTGCGGGTCACGCTGGGTGGAGGATTCGGGGTCCTGCCCACCCCTCCGAGTGCCCCGGCAGCCGCTCAAGCCCTTGTGACGGCTCCAACCCCGCGTGACGGGTTTGGTGACGGGTCGGTGACGGGTTCCGCCTCCGACCCGTCACGGGAGACAACCCCAGGTCAGCCCCATATTTCTGGGGGGTCTGTGACGGGTGTGACGGGTTCTTTGTGTTCTACAACCTCAACATCAATAAATAAAGATCATATAGAAAATAGGGAAATTGGCCGGGAAATAGGAGGTTCGCGGGAACCCGTCACAGCGGCGGTCACCGGGACCCCTGCTGACCTGGGCGAACCCCCTCTTGTGACGGGATTGGCGGACCCGTCACCGGCCCCCAAGCCGTCACGCCGGGTCGACCGGGTCACCAAGGCTACTCAGCGTGAGCAGGAGCGGGCCGCCGCCCGGCAGGCTGCCGCAGGCGAGGCGGTACCCCTGCCCGCTGCCGTGGACCGCTCGGGCAAGATCACCCCGCTGACCTCGTACGCGCTTGCCACCGTGATGCCCGACATCATGCTGACCGGAGCGCTGACCGTGGACGTGGAGACCACCGGGTACGCACCCGGCCACGCCGACTACCGACTGCGCACCGTCCAACTCGGCGACGAGACCACCGCCGTGGTGCTGGACCCGACCGACCCGGGTCAGGCCGAAGTGATCCGCCAGGCGCTGGCCGCCGCGCCACGCCTCCACGCCCACTCGGCCACCGCCGACCTGGTGCCGCTGGTGCACGCCGGCCTGGCCGAGGAGTCCGCCTGGGACCGGATGCACGACACCGTGATCCCAGCCAAGCTTGCCGACCCGAGCAGCACCGGCAGTGACCCCGGCCTCAAGCAACTTGCCGAGGCGGTCCTGGGTTCTGCGACTGCCACCGCGCCGGAGGCGGACAAGGCACGCGCGGCGCTGTTCAAGGTCAACGGGTGGCTGACCGACGTCAAGCTCACCACCCCGCCGGAGCGGTCCGGGTGGGCCCAGGTCGACTCCACCTGCTCGACGATGATCCGGTACGCCGCCAGCGACGTGCTGGACACCGCTGCCCTGGCGGTCCGGCTGCCGCAACTGCCCGCCGACCTGCTGGACCGGGAGCGCGCCGTCCAGCGCATCACCGCCCGGGTTGCCCACCGCGGCCTGCCCATCGACCGGGCACAGGTCCAGGCGCTGCACGACGAGCACCAGCCGGCCATGGAGACCGCGGCCGCCGCGCTCCGAACGCTGGGCGTCGACAACCCCGGCAGTGACCGGCAGCTGGCCGACCGGCTCACCGCGCTGGGCGTGCACCTACCCAGGACCCAGCCCAGTGCCCGGCACCCCGAGGGACAGGCCAGCGTGGCGGCCGGTGTGCTGGAGGCCCTTAGCGGCCTGTCTGGTGAGGCCGCAGACCTCGTCAAGACGGTCCTGGCATACCGGCATCACGAGACGGTCCTGAGCACCTTCCTGGAGCCGTACAGGGTGCTGTGCGATTACGGCGATGCCCGTGCCCGGCCGACGGTCTACACCCTAGGCACCGACACCGGGCGGATGAGCTGTGTGCGGCCCAACCTCCAGCAACTGCCGCGGCAGGGCGGTGTCCGGGCGTGCATCACCGCCGACCCCGGCCACCTGTTGATCTCGGCCGACTTCTCCGGCGTCGAGATTCGGGTGATGGCCGCGCTCAGCCAGGACCCGAACCTGATCAGGATCCTGCGCGAGGGTGCCGACCTGCACGCCATGGTGGCTGAGCAGGCCTTCGGCCCGGAGTGGACCAAGTCCGACCGCTACACAGCCAAGCGCGGCGTGTTCGGGTGGGCGTACGGCGGCGGCGTGCCCAGCCTGGCCCGCCAGCTCGGCGTGCCCGAGTCCACCATGGCCGCAATCGTGGACTCGCTCCAGCTGGTCGCCCCCGGCTACGTGGCCTGGGCCGATGAGGTCAAGCGGCACGTGCGCTCGGGCGCCACCGCGATGCCCACCTACTCGGGCCGGGTCATCCACCTGCCCCGCGAATACCCACACAAGGCACCCAACTACTGCATTCAGGGCACCGCTCGGGAACTGCTCGGCGACGCCCTGCTGGCCTGGGACGCCACCCGCTGGGGCGGGGGTGTGGTGCTGCCGGTGCATGACGAGATCGTGGCCGTGGTGCCCGAGCAGGACGCCGCGGAGGCCACCGCCGAGCTGTCCCGGTGCATGACCCGGGAGCTGTTTGGGATCGAGATCAAGGCCGAGGCCAGCGAGCCGAGTTTCGCATGGAGGGATTCAGCATGATCGATCGTCTTGCCGCAACTACGCAGGCCGTCACGTCGGACGAGCAGGCACGATGACCGACCTGCATGACGCCGTGGCCACGCTGGTCCGGATCCAAACTCAGCGGGTGAACTACCTGCCAGGCGACCCGGACCGGTTCTACACCGTGCGGGCGCCCTGCCTCCTCGCGCAGTTGCACCTGGTGGTGGCGTCGTCCACGGGGGGCCGTGGCGGGCGCACCGTGCCAGGCGGCCGCCTGCCCCTGGCTGCCGATGCGCTGGACCTGTGGGTGGAGGTGGTCGGCAACGTGCACGGCTGGGCCGACAACCTGGGCATCGATCGCCGGCCGTACCGGGCCGCCGAGCACACCACGTTCGCCCCGCCGGAGCGGATGCCCGGTTGGGCCCGGCGGGCGTGGCCCTGGATGGGTGCGCCCAGCCGCCTGGGTGAGTCCGTACCGCCCGAACCGGCTCCGGCGGTACACCGGCTCACCCTCGACGACTCCGACCCCCTGGCGGACCGCACGATGCCGCCCGTCGGTCACCTGTTGAAGGCGACCGCGGCACGGGCCGAGTCCTTGGCCGTCGACGCGGTGATCGACCGGATGACGTTCGTCTTCCGGCAGTGGGCTGGCCGGATCGGCACCCTGCTGGTCGGGCAGGGCGTGGAGGAACGCATCCACCAGCTGCGCGGGCAGGCTTGCGACGAGTGCGGCGCCACCACCGTGACGGACGACCGGGACGGGGAGCGGTTTGTGCGCCCGGCGGTAGAGGTGCGGTTCATGGGGGTGGATGGCGGCGAGCCGGGTGACCTGTGGGCGTACCGGACGTGCCTGGCCTGCGGTGACAATGGCTGGGTCGACTATTCGACAGAGACACCAGGAGCAGCGGCATGACGGATGATGCTGAGCGCCAAACCGTGGAGGGTGGAATGACGAAGCCGATGAGGTCGACCCTGATCCTGCGAGGCTGGCGGATGGGGTCGCTACAGAAGAAGATCGCCAAGGCCGAGGCCCAGGGCTACGAACTGCACGGCGCGATCCAGTACGCCCCGGTCGGCCGCAAGTACCTGGCGACCATGGTGCTCCGCGTGCCGAGTTGACGGAGTGACCTGCGATCTTGCATGATCGGACCGCCGGGGTGAAGTGTGCCCGGAGCCAGGCCCGCCACAGTGCGGGCCTTTCGCATGTCCGGGGGTAGCCATGACCGCTGCTCACGACCAGGCGCTCACCCTGCACCTGATTACGCACGTTCCTGAGCACGAACCGCGCGAGACCGATCCGCACTACCACCTGTTCCAGCAGGCCAAGGCCCGGATGAAGCGGCAAGGCCTCTACAAGTGCGTCATTGGCGACGACTACTGCGGCGGCAACCTGGAACTACACCACTCGCACATCGAGTTCAGTCAGCAGGGCGGCATCGACCTGTTCAAGGTCAACGCTCAGCTCGGCCTGCACCTCGCCGATGATGAGGCGTTCGCCGAGTGGATCGAGTCGCCGGGCAACCTTGAGGTCCTGTGCGCCGTGCACCACCGCACGCACTTCGGGATCCACGTCATCCCGGGTCCGCTGTGGGAGCCATTGCGGTACCGCAAGGCCGGGATCCTGCCGGCGGCCGAGTTCGTGCCAGCGAAGGACGTGAAGCGGTGAACCCACAGCCGACCACCACCGAGCAGCTGGAGGCCGAGCTGGCCGCCGTCACCGGCGAGCTGTGCGGCTGGACCCACGCCGACCACGCCGGGGGCTTCACCTGCCTTCGAGCCAAGGACCACGCCGGCGCCCGGATCCTCACCGACGTGCACGTGGCCCGCGTCGACGGTCAACTGGTCACCGCGGCGGCGTGACATGCCTGCCCTGCTGCTGAGCTGGTGGGTAGCGGTGTGGCCGAACCTGGCCGCGTCGATCGTCTGGACGATCCCGGCCCTGTACGTGCACCACCGACGCCTCAAGGCTCATCACCGCCGGCTGATCGACGAACTGCGCGCGCAACTGCGCGGCGATGACACGGGGTGAGCCATGGCCCGCAACAAGGTCCGTGACCGTACCGGCAGGTTCACCCGCACCATCGAGCACGCAGAGCAGGACGCCGCCGCCGCCCGCCTGCGCGCCCGAGGCATGACGTACGAGCAGATCGCCACCGAGCTGGACTACTGCGACCGGGCTGCCGCACGGGCGGCCGTGGAGCGCGCCCTGGTCGCCACGGTGACCGAGCCGGCCGCCGAGGTCCGGCAGATGGAACTGGCCCGCCTCGACGAGATGTACCGGGCCGCGCTGGCCGTGCTGGAGCGCCGGCACCTCACCGTGTCGCACGGCAAGATCGTCTACGTCGGCGGCATGCCGGTACTCGACGACCGGGGCAACGTCACCTACGTCGGCGGGGAACCACTGGAGGACGACGGCCCGGTCCTGCAAGCCATCGATCGCATGATCCGCATCATGGAGCGCCGGGCCAAGCTGCTCGGCCTCGACGCCCCGACCAAGGTCGAGGTGATCACCCTTGACGTCATCGAGGCCGAGATCCGGCGTCTCAACGACGAGCTCGCCGAGTCTGGCGGCGTTGACCTTGGATCGGTTGACGACGCTGCGGGAACTGCACCGCCTCAAGGCTGAGCGGGAGCGGCAGGCCGCGCAGGTCCGCATCCAGCGGTACCGCACCGATCCCACGGCATGGATCAACGAGCGGATCAACGAGTTCGCCTGGTCCAAGCAGCGCGAGATCATGGCGTCCCTGCTCGATCATCGCCGGGTCGCTGTCCGGTCCTGCCACGGCGTCGGCAAGTCGCACATCGCCTCACGGGTCGCCGGCTGGTGGCTCGACGTGCACGAACCTGGTGAGGCGTTCGTCGTCACCACCGCGCCGACGTTCCCCCAGGTCCGGGCCATCCTGTGGCGCTACATCCGGCAAATGCACAAGCGCGCCGGGCTCATTGGCAAGGTCAACCAGACCGAGTGGTCGGTGGACGGCGAACTGGTCGCGTTCGGCCGCAAGCCCGCCGACCACGACGAGGCTGCCTTCCAGGGCATCCACGCCCGCCGGGTGCTGGTCATCATTGACGAGGCCTGCGGCATCCCCGAACAGCTGTGGATCGCCGCCGACGCGCTGACCACCAACGACGGCTGCCGCATCCTCGCCATCGGCAACCCGGACAACCCGTCCACCCACTTCAAGCAGGTCAGCGAGCGCGGCACCAACTGGCACAAGATCCGTATCAGCGCGTTCGACTCGCCCAACCTCACCGGCGAGCAGGTACCGCCTGAACTGGCGGAGATGCTCATCAGCCGTGGTTGGGTCGAGGAGAAGGCCGAGGAGTGGGGCACCGACAACCCGATCTACGTCAGCAAGGTGCTCGGCGAGTTCCCGACGCAAGACCCCTTTGCCGTTGTCCGCTGAGGATGTCGCCGCCTGCCGGCTCGACCTGGAGATGCCCCGCACCCCGGCCGAA